AGCTAACGGTAATGTTGATGGCACTGCTTATGCACCATTAGCAAGTCCAGCTTTAACTGGGAATCCAACAGCACCGACACAAGCGGCAAATAATAATTCAACTAGAATAGCGACTACTGCATATGTTAAAGGCCAAAATTACTTAACGTCATATACTGAAACAGATACACTATCTACTGTAACAGCAAGAGGAAGAGTAACGAGCGCTAATGGTTCCTCAGTTTGGGACACGACTACACAAGGAACTTCTCAGGGCAGTCTGCACCTTATGAGTATAGGTTCTGACCATGCTGGTGGTGCAATCACCTTTGATGCGTCTGATTCAAATGGTGCTCAAGCAGGTATCTACGTTAAGTCCGATGGGAGTTATGGAACAAAAATGTATCTATCGACGACAGATTCTTATGCTTCAGGTTCTAAGTCTGCTATATCAATTAATCATCAGGGTTATGTTAACATTGTAAGGGGCAACGATAGACTGACTGTTAATGGAAACACAGTTTGGCATGCAGGTAACGATGGCAGTGGCACTGGTTTAGATGCTGACTTACTCGATGGTAATCACGCTTCAGCTTTTGCTACAGCAGCCCAAGGGTCTTCTGCTGAGACCGCTTACGGATGGGGTGATCACTCTGGCGCTGGTTACTTAACGTCATCCTCTACTCAAAGTAAATACTTGAGAAGTGATGCAGACGATACTACTACAGGAAAAATAACATTTGCAAAAGCTTCTAGTGGCAGTTTAGCTGCGAGGACAGGATTTTCTGATTTCCTTGGGTATAATCCAAGCTATGGATCGTATATTGGAGGTGGGGTAGGTAATGCTTCAAGATATTTGTATGCAGGAGGTTATATTAATGATGGGAATGGTGTAAAAACGCTTTGGCACTCTGGTAACGATGGCACTGGTACTGGGTTAGATGCTGATTTGCTTGATGCTCAAGAGGGGTCTTATTATCGAAATGCAACCAACTTAAATGCTGGTACTGTAGCTGCAGCTAGACTGTCTACTGCCTCAACACAGCCACCGAATGATAATTCAACAAAGATCGCTACTACCGCTTATGTTCAGACAGAGCTTACTGATCTAATTGGTGCTGCACCAGCCGCATTAGATACACTTAGCGAATTGGCAGATGCAATTAACGATGATTCAGCATTCTCAAGTACGGTTACTACGTCTTTAGGGAATAGGTTAAGGGTTGACACGGCTTCGCAGGGTTTAAATTCGACTCAAAAAAGTAACGCAAGAACTAACTTAGGGTTGGGAACTGCTGCGACTTCAGCCTCTACGGCTTTCGCTACAGCGGCCCAAGGGACTTCTGCTGAAAACGCATTGCCAAAAGCTGGTGGCACGATGACTGGAGCTTTAAATACGGGGGCCAATGCTTTCGGTGGAACTTATTTAAGTATTAACTCAGGAGGGGTTACTCAGTGGGGGGCTAGTAGAGGTATTCTAACATGGGATACTAATTGGGCTAGTATATATGCTACATCTGGAAAGGAATTACGTCTAGGGGCTGGAGGAGGTAGTGATAATAGTATAATATTAGATGGTAGCACTGTCGAGATCAATAAAGATATTACTACTACTGGAACTGTAACAGCCACAGGAGGTAACTCAACTAACTGGAATACCGCATACACAGACCGTAACAAGTGGGATGGGGGATCGACAGGATTGACCGCTTCTACAGGTCGTACGTCTTTAGGTCTTGGTAGTGCTGCTACGCAGAACACTTCAGCTTTCGCTACAGCATCTCACAATCATGATGACCGCTATTACACAGAGACTGAGACTAACGGGTTTTTGAATCTCAAGGCTAACCTAAATGGAGCGACCTTTACTGGTGATGTTACCGTAGGTGGGATATTAAAAGACGGAGAATATCACAATGCTGGGAGTGCAAATTGGAAAACTAAAAAATATATTCGTTCTGTAGGTGTAACTGGGGCAGACATAGGAGGGGTATGGGTGTATCTTGCAAGGGTGGTCCTTGATCTCGCTTACGAGAAAGCAAGAATTAAGTTTAATATCAACTCATACGATGACGTAGCAAGTGGTGTAGAGGCTATCGATGTAAGTTACGAAAACGGGGCTTCGTCGCAAGAGCACCACATTTTAAATTGGTATACTACTGACAACAATGCTACCACATTTAGCGAAGTTCGCTCTATAAGAAGTAGCTCTTCTGGTCTTTCAAATACGTATGATTTGTATGTCCAAATGTCGGGCGATTGGAGAGATACTTTCACAGTCGTCGCTGAGTCTTGGGTCACTCACGGGTCTAGTACTCCTATTACATTTCCAACTAGTGCTGGTTCATCAACAGCGCCTACCGCTGGTAGTGACGACAAAGCAGCAACAAGTAGAGAATGGTATACTAGTAATAGCCAGATGTATTCAGGGGGTAATAAGTTCTGGCATGCAGGTAACGATGGACCTAATTCTGGATTAGATGCAGATACAGTTGATGGTGTTCATGCGTCATCATTCTTAAGAAGTGATGCTAGTGATTCTTACGCTGGTGATTTAAGTGTCAATGGGATGACGTTTAGAGACGATAGCAATCTTCCCAAGAACTTTAGAATTCAACCCACTGCTACCAGTACTGATGTTGGGCTTAGTATGTACTTAGGTAATGGAACTCATTCTATACAGCTTTATGGTACATCCAGCCAGTATGGATTCTTAGATGGGAACTGGGCTAATTGGGACATAAAGAAAACTAGAAATGGTGCCTTTGAAGTTGACGAAGGTAGTGGGCTACAAAGAGTATTTAACGCTGGTTATCACCCAAATGCGGATACGCTTACGACTGCGAGAACGATAGCTCTTAGTGGAGCAGTTACAGGCAGTGCTAGTTTCAATGGAGGTTCTAATATTACTATTGCAACGACAAACACTGCTGATCCTACTCTAACACTTGCGGGTGATGCAACTGGGGCCGCAACATTTACTAATCTTGGGAATGCTACCCTCACCGTTGCAGTTGCGAATGATAGTCATACACACGATGGTCGCTACTATACAGAGACTGAGACTAGCGGATTCTTAAACCTTAAGGCTAACTTGGCGAGTCCAGCTCTTACTGGAAACCCAACAGCACCAACACAAGCAGCAAATAATAATTCGACTCGGATTGCGACTACAGCTTATGTTCAGACTGAGATAGGTGATTATTCCACTTCTGCAAATTCCTATAGAACAACGTCTCAAGTTGATGGGGCTGTAAGTTCAGCGGGTTGGGTAACCGTTGCAACGAATACTAGCGGCAGAAAGCATGGCGAAGTAATTGTTAGCGATTCTGATAGTGGTGATCACGCATTTATCCGCATAGACTGGATGCGTTCTTACCAAGATTCTAACTTCTCTGTTCTACAAGTAGGTGGGCATAGCAATAATATCACAGGCGTAAGAGTATTGTATCAAACAAGCGATAATACTTACGGGACTAAGCTATTACAGGTATACGTTACTACAGGTTCTACTTATGGAGTTCGAGTCCATACACTCGGCTCTCCTAGAGGTTATGCTGCTCATGGAACAGTAACTCCAGTTATAGAAAACACAAAATCAGGTTACGCGGTTCATGGGAGTGCGCTAGAAAATCTAAATCTAGTAACCCTTGCTGCCGAAGAAGGCATTAAAACAGGGGGTGTAGTATACGCATCAGGAGGCGATTCCACAAACTGGAATACTGCATATGGATGGGGGAATCACGCTTCTGCTGGTTATGTAACCTCAAGTGGTAACACGATTATCGGAACAGACTCTGACATCGATACGTCTGGGGCTACTGTTATAGATCAGTTGAATATGACAGATGGTGTGATCCAATCACACAGCACACGAACACTGACACTCGCTAATCTCGGTTATACTGGAGCAACTAACGCTAACAACTATTCATTGCCAGAAGCTACTGCGACTGCAAGAGGTGGTATTGAATTGTTTAGTAACACTGATCAAAGCGTTGCGGCTAATTCGGTCTCCGCGACATCAGGGAGAACTTACGGAATACAACTCAACTCAGCTGGACAAGCAGTTGTTAACGTACCTTGGTCAGATACTAATACGGATACAAATACAACTTATTCGGCTGGCAACGGTATTAGCTTAAGTAGCACGACTTTTAGTGTAGCAGCTGGTGGAGGTCTCACTCAAACCTCTACTGGGTTATCTCACTCAGATACTTCGTCACAAGCTTCTGTAAACAATAGTAGTGGTACGGTAATCCAAGATATTACTCTAGATACTTATGGGCATATTACCGCAATTAGTAGTGCTAACCTAGATGGTCGCTACTATACAGAGACTGAGACTAACAGCTTCTTAAACCTTAAGGCGAACCTAAATGGAGCAACCTTTACTGGTGATCTTACCGTTAGTAAAACAAGCCCACTAATACGTATATATGATAGCAACACAGGTTCGGGATCTTATCCCGCTCTTGAGTTCGATACAGCTAATAATCAGGGGGTTGCCATAGAGTTCAACGAGTTTGATGGTGAATTACCTGCTGGTGGTTATGGACTCATTATTAAAGAAAGCAGTACAAATACTCAGTTCCCTACTACGGGGACTTTAAGTCTAAGTGTTTTAGGAGAAATTTATGCTGGTTCTACTTCTATAGGTAGTGTGAATAGAGTATTCCATGACGGATATCATCCAAATGCAGATACACTTACTACCGCGAGAACGATTAATGGTGTTTCATTTAATGGCTCTTCTAACATCACAGTAGCCGATAGTACGAAGCTACCATTATCTGGTGGAACAGTGACTGGTAATGTAACATTTAACAGCAATATAAATGTAGGTGAGAGAGTAACCCACAACGGTGATTCCAACACTTGGATGGGAATGACGACTGACCAGATTAACTTCTATGCAGGTAATGTTAAGATGTTGACTCTTCAAGAAGGAACACACGATCAAATTGTTATTAATGAGAACGGAGGAGATGTTAATTTCAGAATTGAATCGGACCTTGAGTCTAATGCATTTTATATTGACGGAGCAGGAAACGGTTCGGTCGGTATATTAACAACTACCCCTACTGCTACTCTTGATGTCGATGGGACAATAGAACATAAAGTTTATACTGTATCAACATTACCATCTGCTTCTCCAGCAGGTAAAAGAGCATTCGTTAGCGATGCTTACTATGATCTTGCTTCCTCTCACGGGTCCACCTTTCCTGGGGGTGGAAGCTATACCATACCTTGCTACTCCGATGGATCTAATTGGAGAGCAGGTTGATATTTTTTTCAAAACAAACTATAATATATCATGCCAATTATAAAAGATACCCCACTGGTAATACCAGCAAAGTCAGAAAAGACGCTTCCACATACGTGGATTTCTCAAATGACTATTGACGCGAAGAACACTTCCAAAGGATATTTATTCATCCAATTAGTTCCTTATGATACAGATACAGATGAAGATCCAGATAGGACTTTAGCGAAAGGAATGCAATTAAAATTGTGGGATGTAATTAATAATGTACCAGAGGCTGCTACTGCTATGGAAGCAATCTTTGATGCTGTTCCAGCTATTGAAGCTTACTATGATGCCAAACAGGCTGAATAAAAAACCATTTAAATCATGTTTGAGAATAGAAATTACTTGATTTTCAATATGTCGGAAGTCGATTCGGTTGACTTTACTAACGTATTGGAAACCTCAACGGAAACGCTACGTTTATCAGTAGATGAAACCAAATCGTTTGTTAAATGGGAAGGTGAAACACCATCTTTTGTTTCTGATTTGACAGATACTGAAGGACCATACTCTCACAGTCAGATCCTTGAGGTTCTTTCTGAAGAAGCGTGGACTCCTACAGGTCAAATGGAAGAATAGATTATGGCATTAACCCACTCACCAAAAATAGTTACTGATGGTTTAGTTCTCTGCTTAGATGCAGGGGATCGTAAGTCGTATTCGGGGAGTGGGACAACGTGGAGTGACAGGAGTGGGAATGGCTATAATGCCACATTAAATAATGGTCCGACTTTCAACTCTGCAAATGGTGGTAGTATTGATTTCGATGGCAGTAATGATTATGCAACTATTACCGATGTGATAATAGCTAATCCAACATCGTTAACTGTTGGTGGTTGGTTCAACCGAAATGGAAACGGAGCTAATTATGAGACGGCATTACATCATTCGACAGATAACAGTATCGGAAACTCGTCTTACTGGTTTGGGCTTCAAACAGATACCAATAAGATAGTCGGTACTATAGGTGCTCGTGAGAGTGGTATAGGTTGGTCTGCTGGTTTAACAGATGTGGTTGCAAACGTAGGGGTGTGGCATCATGTAATAACAACATGGGATGGCACAAATGTGAGAACATATGTGGATGGAGTTCTCAAAAAGACCTATGCTTTGTCGAGTTACACAAACCTCACCACACCAACAAGAGTGGGAGCATCTGCAGATGGTAGTGGCTATGTGATGAATGCTAGTATAGCAAATGTGTTTATATCAAAAAACAAACACTTTACAGCCTCAGAAGTCCTCCAAAACTATAACGCTCAAAAAGGTAGATTCTCATAATTATGGCTACATCATATTCACCAAAAATAATAACAGATGGACTTGTCTTCTGCGTAGACGCAGCAGACAAGAAGTCGTATTCGGGTAGTGGAACGACTTGGACTGACAGGAGTGGTAATGGCTATAATGGTACTCTAACAAATGGACCTACTTTTGATTCTGCAAATGGTGGTAGTATTGATTTTGATGGTGTAGATGATCACGTTACAACAAATTTTGATGTAGATTTTACACAAGATGACTTTACTCTTGACGCTTGGGTTAACCCTAATTTTGTTTTAGCTACTTATGGAAGACCTATAATGACTATGAATACAACAGGGGGTTGTTCTATATATGATTTCGCTTTAGAATTTGGTAGGGCTAATGGTAAATTTGGTTTGATTGCAGGTGGTGGGGGTAATGGTAACCCTTCTTTTACTTCATCTAGTACATATAGCCAAGATAATTGGTATAATATAAATGTAACTAGAATTAAAAATAGCGCGAACAACTGGACTTATGATATGTACGTAAATGGTATATCTAATCAGACTTGGACAGGTAATGCGAGTGGCGGTAGTGGGGGTAAATTAACTATAGGGAAGTTTTCTGACTGTGGCGCAGTGGGTGAATGGCTGGGTAAAATCGCTGCAATTAAAATTTATACTAAAAGATTATCAGCAGCAGAGGCCCTCCAAAACTACAACGCAACGAAAGGAAGATTCGGACTATGAATTGCTTAAAAGAAATGAATGAAACAGATTCTGGGTTCGAAGTTATTTATTATGATGAAGATTCAGTAGAGTATAGAAACAACTATGATACTTATGATGAGGCTATAGAATTTATTAACACATTAAATTTAACAGAAGTATGAGTGCTAGTGCAAATCCAGATATTGTAACAGATGAATTGTTTGGAGTAATTGATTCTCAGGCTACTGAAAGAGCTTCTCTTGTTTCAGCTGGTGCTGATTATAATATGGATTTATTAGGCTCTTCTACTAATAGAGTTTTTATTAATGACGCAACGACAGTTCCATCACAGAGTCAAGATTATTTTGGCTTTGGTGCTGATAGTAATACATATGCCCAGCTTACAAACTCAACCCTTGGCTCTTATGACATTGATTTTAATACAGTAGATGGTTATTCAGTTGACGCATGGTTCATGAGAACAGGTTATGGAACATGGGCGACTTCTGGAGGAACTTACTATGATGGTATATGGAATTATTACTGGAACCATTATTTAGCATTTAGAGGCCAACATTCTACAGGTAATAAAATATATGGCACTGGTTTAAGTAGTTACACTATAGAGATGAATAGATGGTATAATGTTGTAATGACTCATGATAATAATATTGCTTCAAATATGCATAAAGTTTATATAGATAATAATCTCCAACAAACTTCGACAGTATCGCATCCTTCCTCTGCAAGAAGATTTTATGTGGGGAACTGGGATGCTGGTTGGTCTATGGTAGGCGGGATTGGCTGTATTAGAATTTATAAAAAAGTATTAACAGCGGCAGAGGTGACTCAAAACTACAACGCAACAAAATCAAGATTCCAATGATAAGTTGTTGAATTTCTTTTTGCTTCTGTTTATAATTAGGTACTTATGAACGAAGTAAAATTAACACTACAAGAAAACGAAGCTAATGTCCTTCTCCAACTGATCGACGTTGCAGTTAAGTCCCAAGGTTTGCAAGTCGCAGAAGCCGCCTCTTTTTTGGCGACTAAGATTCGCGAGCAAGCGCAAGCTCAACTCCCTAAGCCAGAAGGCGAAGAGACTGAGGCTGAAACTGCTGAATAAATTAGGCAATGAGGTTTTCTGGTAAAAGTCATATCGTCAAAGAAATCCAGTCTGAGTTAGGTTTAACTGTAGATGGAGTTGATGGTACAAAAACATGGTCAGCTATTGTGTCTGGCTTGTTGAAAGATAAAGACGAAAAGGAGTTGATCCAGTATGTGCAGCGGATTCTTCAAGTTGAAGATGACGGCATTGATGGCCCGATTACTTGGAAAACTATTAAAACCTTATTGGTTGAAGAGGATTTTGTAACGCCTTCCACCTGCCAACACGAATCTGAAGAGAATACAGAAGAGCTTCTTTCCCCCAAGGCTCTGAAGTTAATTTTAGATTACGAGGTTGGAGGTGGAGAGGGTTACTATAACCGATACTTAAAACGTCCATGCTGGCCGAAGGGTGCTAGTGGAGTAACAATAGGTATTGGTTATGATTTAGGCTACAATACTTCAAGTCAGTTCCAAGACGATTGGGCTGGCAAAATTAATGATTCAGATTTCAAGCGTTTACAGAAATGTTTGGGTTTCAAGGGTAGCTCAGCTAATTCCAAAGTATATTCGGTAAAAGATATTGAAGTGCCTTGGGATGCGGCTTTAAATGTATTTAAAATCAACACAGTACCACGTTTTATTAAAATGACCCTGAGAGCTTTTCCTCAAGCTGACGAACTTCACCCAGATGCTTTTGGGGCTTTGGTTAGCTTGGTGTTTAATCGTGGTAGCTCTGTAAGAGGTTCCCGCCGTGCGGAAATGGCTCGTATTCGTGAGCTTGTCCCTACTAAAAATTATTTAGTAATCGCAGAAGAGATCCGAAAAATGAAAAGGATTTGGGCGGGTAAAGGTTTAGACGGTCTTCTTAGGCGAAGAGATAAAGAGGCAGATTTAGTGGCTTCTTGTTCATAGATAAAGTAAGTAATTGACGGACCCACTATATTTAATATGGTGGGTTCGTTACCTTTGAGATGATGAGTGGAGAGATAATGAACATTAATGTTAGTAGGCATGATATTTTTGATTATGTTATAAGGAGTAGTGATTATGATCCTGTAGAGAAGTGCATAGACCCTACTCTATATGAGACCTATTCTGATTATATTTTAAAAATAGATGATCAGGATTATATCTACCAAGATGCTGAATATAAGAAGTTTTACAACGAAATGTTCAAATTGAGGAGAAAAGCTCTTGACATGCATACTTCAGAGATATTAAGGTTGTGCGAAGAGATCGAAGAAATAGCCCCTAAGATGGTGCAATTATGAGGTCTTTTGAAAAACACTTTGCTAAAATGGTAGCAAGAGAGAAAAAACCTATGAACTACGAAGAACTAAGCGCATTAGTGCTACAATGGGGGGAAGATAAAGGCATCTTTGCTAAATCAACCCCACTCCGCCAACTTGACAAGACTCAAGAAGAATTAGATGAGACCAAGGAAGCATTGCAAAAACTAGCTTCACTAACTGATCAAGAGATTCTGAGTGAGAAATTACTAACGGATGATCCTGATACCCTTGATCTCGAAGAAGATGCCTTAGCAGAAGCTAAAGATGGTATTGGTGATATGTTGGTAACTATTATTTTATTAGCTAAGATGGTTGATATGGATACAGTGGATTGCCTGCAATCTGCTTATGATGTAATCAAAAAGCGTACTGGTAAGATGGTTAATGGTCAATTTGTTAAGGATAATTAAATGAAAAAAGCAGTAATTTACGAAAGAAAGAAGAAAATCCGCAGAAAAGGGATTCATGCTAAGAGTAAAACCTCTCAGATCAAAGGGGCCACTAATTACAAGAAGCCTTATAAAGGTCAGGGACGCTAAAATTTCCCTAAAAAGTGGCTTTGTGTAATATAGCTTGTAGATAAATTTATTATGGAAGCTCTTACACAATTCGTCGAAGGTCAAGTCTGGTTTAACTGGGTTACAGCTATAGTTGCTGCTGCAAGTACTTTTGCAGCTTCTACTCCTACTCCAAAAGAAGGTTCGATTCTCGCTAAGGTATACAAGGTCATTGACTTTCTTAGTGTCAATATCGGCAAAGCCAAGGAAAAGGGAGATAAGTAATCTAATTAAACTTTCGTGATTCATGCGAGTTCTATTCATTTCCATAATTACTTCTGTTTTATGTTATGCAGCGATTGCTAAAGCTAGCGTATTGATTTTATAGAATTCGTATCTTAAAAACATTTCCAAGGCGGCTTTCTTATGAAGGTCGCCTTTTTTTTGGGCCTACAGCCCTTATAAAACAAGGATTTTAGAAAAAGAATGAAGAAAAGTACAAAAAAAGCCTTGTACGGAATAAAACAGTCGGTACAGTATTAACCAGATCCACGAGGGATCTAAACCCAACATAGTAAAAGGGGCATCATGATGATGCGAAAGATACTAATTAAAATAGTATGAATTATCCAACTAATAAGTCAGAAGGATCGAATGTATCTAAAATTGACAGTGTTGAAGTTTCACCAGTTGCCAAATATGGTTTACTTGGGGAGCCTTGCTCAGTCAATGAAGAAGTGTTCGATGCTTCAAGCCAGCATATCAATCTTAAAATATGTAATATTCCTAAGAAAAATCTTAGAGTTGAGACATATCAAAGACCGCTGGATAGAAAAAAGATTGCTAATATCAAAAATGCTTGGAACGCCAAGATTTGTGATCCAATTACAGTCTTCGCGAAGAAACTTAAAAATGGCAAGATTGACAATCTCATTGTAGACGGTCAGCATAGAGTTTGCGCTTACCCATCTGACACGATCAGGTGTCGTGTCATTGAAGATGGCCACCCTATCATCCACTATTTGCTTGCTAATGATTCCGATACTCAGTCTTCTCTACCTAAAGAGGCTGTAGTCTGGAATGTAAAACAGGCACTTGATGATGGTATCAGAGATGGCTATCAATTTAATAAGTTTCCTATGATATATGAGACTGTAGATGCAATGAATTCCATCGAAGGCTTCGAATGCTGTTCTTCTTTTACTAAGACGAAAAATTTCGGGGCTAAGTATGGCAAACTTTACCTACAGTGGAGAGATAATGTGTACAACAAGCTAACCATCAAGTTTGAACGAGAGAGTAAGACTAAAAAAGGTGATCCGCTCCCTCTTGAAGTTCAGGCCAAGAGAAATAGTGTTGCTTTGAAGGTCTGGGAGGACACGTTGGAAATTATGGTTTCGACATTTGGAAGTGAAGCATTCACTAAGAGTAAGTTTGGCGGAGAGTTCTGGCCAGCCGTACAAGAATACTTATTTGCTCACAAAAAGATGAAATACAACGTTGCAGATGTTATCGATATGTTTTCCAAGGCACCCTTTAGACCCAAAGGGAGTAGGGAAGATATAGAGCCTATCGGTAATAATCTAAAAGCTTGGGATAAAGCTAGAAGGCATTATATAACTGGTCGAGTTCAGGGTGATTATGTTGCCCTCATTAAGTGGGTAGAGAATCTGTATAAGAAACAGTTTTAAAATTACTGATATACTGATTTAACTTCCAACCCCTACATGAGTCTTAAAAAACTTATGTGGGGGTTTCTTATTGACTTAGGTCAATTGTTTCCTATAATCATTTAAATGAACTTAGATCCTGTATTTTCAAAAGTCCAAAGGCACCCTAAGGGATGGGGAGAAGAGGTTTGGATTACTAATAATGATTTGTATTGTGGTAAGATTTTAAAGTTTAATAAGGGCGCAGAATTCTCTATGCACTATCACATTCAAAAAGAGGAGACTTGGGCAGTTATGGATGGTAAGTTAACTTTAAAGTATTATGATTTGGGTAATGCGGAAGAAAAAGAGGTTGAGTTGAACGAAGGTGACACTGTTCATTTGCGACCATGCATCCCGCATAAACTTATAGCATTAGAAGACTCTAAAGTTTTTGAAGTTAGTACTCGACATTACGAGTATGATTCGTATAGAATCCAGAAAGGAGATTCACAAAAATGAAAGTATTAATTATCGGAGAGTCTTGCCAAGACACTTTTGTTTATGGTGCTGCGACTAGGCTTTGTCCAGAGGGTCCAGTCCCAGTATTCAGAGAAGTTTCTCGTGTTTACAGTGTTGGTATGGCTAAGAATGTTTACCACAATTTCGTTAATTTGAGGGATCACCTTGACCTAGATATTGAATTTAGTTTTATTAGTAATGATGTTGTAGGAGATAAGGTTCGTTATATAGATTCAGAATCGAATCAACTCTTGCTTAGAGTAGATGAAGATCAACACAATCCTATAGGATTAGAGGTTTTAAGTTCTATAGATTTTGATTCATACGATGCTGTTGTTGTGTCTGATTATAATAAAGGGTTCCTCAGTCATGAAGATTTATTCTATATTGCTAGAAGATCGAAAGTATCGTTTCTGGATACTAAAAAAGATTGTAATTTAAACTGGGCTAATCAATTTACTTTTATAAAAATAAACGAGAAAGAATATACAGAGAATAACTTTAAGTTTCTTTCTACAAACCTTTGGGAGAACTTAATTGTGACCAAGGGTTCTAAAGGATGCTCTTACAAAAGGAGAGATTATCCTCTAAACCATAAGGTTGAGGTGCGTGATGTCACAGGAGCAGGAGATACTTTTTTGGCTGCTTTTGTTACGAAGTATTTGAACGAAGATGGGTCAAAAGATCAGAAGATTGATCTTGCAATTACTTTTGCTCAAGAATGTTGTAGTAAAGTTGTTAGCCAAAAGGGAGTAGCCACACCATTCTAAAATGAATCATCCTAAAATAGTTTCTTTAAAAGAGATTCTTTATAATATTAGTTCCTCTCCTATTGTTTTTACTAATGGGTGTTTTGATATGTTCCATGCTGGTCATGCTCATATGCTTAAGAGTATAAAAAGATCAGCTCCTCTCGACGCTAAGCTGGTTGTTGGTATTAATAGTGATGAAAGTGTTAGGGCAAACAAGGGTCCAGACAGACCTATCATTTGCGAGGAGCAGAGAGCTTATCTGGTGGCTTGTCATGAATCCGTGGACAGTGTATTCATATTTAATGAAGTGACTGTAGAGAGGCATCTGAGGCGTCTTAAACCAGCTTTCTGGTATAAAGGTGGAGATTATGATATTTCCAACTTGAATTTCTCAGAAAAGGACGCTGCTAAAAATACTGAGATTTTATTTGTGCCTTTCTTAGAAGGAATAAGCGCTACAAAGATAATTAATAATATTAAAAACAAATGAAAACATTCATTGTAGACATTGATGGGACTATCTGTACAGATAGCAGAGGTAGATATGAGTTAGCTAGACCCATGGGTTCTCGTATTCAGTACTTTAATGAATTATACAAGAAGGGTAATGAAATTATCTACTGGACAGCTAGAGGGGGCAATTCGGGGAAAGACTGGACTGAGTTAACAAAGAGCCAGCTTGAAGAGTGGGGAGTCAAATATACAGAGCTTAGGATGAATAAGCCATCATATGATTTTTGGATTGATGATAAAGCTTATAATGGAAATAGGTTCTTTGATGAACTTTATTTTTAATTATGAGCCAGATGATCCAGTGCAAGGTGAGTATAATAGAATCTTATCATCTTCTACTGATATTTCTATACAATTATCTTCTCGTGGGTCTTTTGCTAGAGACCTAAATTTTATTAATCCGTTAGCATTGAATGATTCGTCAGGCATCATTACTGGACCCACATCTTCTTGTCCGTACTCCGCGCCTCTTTGTGCGAAGCCCCTGAAGTGCAAGTGTAAGTTATCTCTCAGGTATATTTCTGATAGATCAGGTCCGTTAAATTCAGCTAAATCTACGTAATAATACCCATCTTGCCCAGCGTAATCTGCTTCTAGCGGGTTTTCCCATGTACTGGTGGCATAGAGATTGTTGAAGTCGGAAGAGCCTTCGCCTTTAATTATTTGAGCATAGCTTATCCTACCAGTTTGTTTATCTATCGTTAATTTTAATTTGAATGAACATGCTTCTCCTTGGTTTACGTTATGCGTTAAGGATTGGACTGCAAGCTTTCGTGCTCCATTCGCATAATCAAACACGTAGGCTTCATTGAATTTTATCTCATATTCTGTTTCTGCAGTTTGAGTAACGTCAGGCATAAATGGCAGAGCATTTATCATATAGAAAGAGCTATCCCTACCTACGTATTTGACATGAAACCCAGACATTATTTATATAAGATGTTAATTATTTGACCATTCTCATCAAAGAAGCTTAGATGATCGAAGTGCTTAAAGGAATTATAGTTGATGCATTTGATTTCTTTTTCAGGCAAATCAGGATTGTTGCAGAAAAAATATTTTTTACCGCCAGACTTTATAGTACCATCAGGCCAAAGAAATTCTTTTTCGACAAAGTAGCAGTCTTTTAGTTGATTGTTATGCCACGTTTCTAGATATGCAAATTCGTTATCAAAATCATGACGTTTAGTTTCGATCTTTAATTCTTTCTTGACAATCGTTTTCACTAAAAGATTTTAAAGATTAAAGGAATAAAAATCAATATTATTTATCCTCTTCTTTATGTTTGCCTTCTTTCTTCATCTTTTCGATGATCTTTTTTTGGAGTGCGGGAGGTAGTTGCTTTTGTTTTTCAGTGAGTTCTCCCTTGCTATCATCCATCATCATGGCTCGCATCTTTCCATATTGCATAGCACAAGCACTATAAGTTTCTTTATTCCCCATTTCTGCAGTATTGGTAAACATCTTGTCATCAGACGCACACATGCTCATATAAGATTTGTAAACGCCAGCTTCCGCAGTGGAATATTTCTTAGCGATGGTTACTTCCATTTCTCCAGCTTCGTTGAAACTAGCCTGACTTTCTAAAGGATTTTCAAAATTTTCCATAGTTATATTAAGGTTATATTATTATAATACACTAAATAGAAGAATAAATGGAAAAAGTAGCTTTCTTAAATTTAACCTACAACTCCTTTAACCACAATAATACTTGGAAGAAGTTTTTTGATGATGGAGATCAATCTAAGTTTAATTTATACATCCACCCTAAAACAAGGAGGCCCAGTATTTTCTCCGACTATTATATAGATAATGTAGTTCCTACTGCGTGGGGCCAATTTTCCTTAGTTGAAGCCACTATTGAGCTAATCAAGGCAGCATTAGAAGATGACGATAATGAATATTTTTCTTTAATTAGTGAGTCTCACTTCCCTCTTTATGATTTAAATAAGACAGTGGGTTTAATAAAAGAAAGATATAGTAAAACTACATTTTCAAAACACTTTAGTTTTCATACTAAGGTTAAGAGTCAACTAACTTTTAGGGAGGGGATTAAGGATTATAAGTTTGATGAGTACAATGCAGTTTGCCAATTTTTTGTTTTAAGGCGAAAAGATGCGATCAAGTTCGTTGAGACTTTTGATCATTGGTCTAAGTACTTTGTAAGGGATAAAGTTATTTTTGCTGATGAGTTTTATTTTTGGGGGATAGCTAAAGAGCTGGGGCTGGATTTTGAGATGGGGCAAGCTACGACTTATTCTGATTGGAGTATAAGGAAAGATTCTTTTGGGAAGGCGGAGAGGAATCCGAGGGCTTTTGATAAAATTAGCAAAGGAATGGTTGACACTTATCGCAAGGATGGATATCTTTTTGTCAGGAAGATTATGCCTTCTACTTGGGTAATGGCAGATCCCTTTAATTTTTAATTGAAAAAAATGGATAATACAGTAGAATTATTAGGACACTATGGTAGTGATGAAGTTATTGCTTGTAGTGCTTGGACATCAACTTCAAGAGACTTAGATGAAAAGAAAAGACAGAGAATTCCGAAGCTCATCGACATGCTTTGGAGCCACGGACACGAGACCCCTTTTGAAAAAGGTAGTGTCCATTTTCTTGTTGATTGCGATATTGCCAGTCATATTCATTTACTTAAGCATAGATTATCTTCTCTCAATGCAGAGTCGGCACGATACAAAGAACTGAAAGAGGATAAAACTTTTATCCCTGATGATTGGCCAGATTTCTGGCAACAACAATTGAAACAATACACTGAAGACGGTAATAGACTTTACCATAAATGTCTTGCTGATCTTGAACCAGAGTTGGGTCGCAAACGAGCAAAAGAATCTGCACGTTTCTTTAAGACCTACAATAGTCGCATTCAAGCCGATGTACAATTTAACATGCGTAGCTTCGCAAACTTTATTAAATTACGCAAAAGTGAACACGCTCAAAAAGAAATTAGAGAAATAGCAGAGAAAATGCTTGACTTGGTTAAGGGTATAGAAGATAATCCTTTTCAACATACCTTAAATAGTTGGGGTTATTAGATTATGAAAAAATTAAAAATATTAACTGATCCAGACGAAACTTATACAAAAGTAATGTGGCATTGCCATATTGAGATTGGTGGTGATAGATTCGTCATTTTAGGTGAAGAGGATAATAATGGAGCAGAGTATAATATTTATTGTTATGACGAGAATTGCCGTTATGGGATAGGAGAAGAATATGATGGCGAAGATCATGATAGTCTTTATGAGGAGCTTTCTCAATCTGATTTCCTCTCACGAGATGGTCTCACAAAAGATTCTGAATTTGAATTGACTTACGACGAAGAATAAACTTATATCTAATATTATTATGAAATACGCTTATATTAACGCAGTTGTAAACAAGCAGAAGAAAAATAATGCTTCTCTTGTCTACTTCCAGATTAGTTCTGATGATGGGAGACATTTTTTATTCACTGAGAATGAATTGAAAAAGGCAGAGTCTCGTGCGAAAAAGAATAAGGAAGACCTTAACATCCGCAATATTGAATTCACTCAAGATTAATCTATGAAAAAATCAGTGGTTGTTACGATAGTGCTCTTGTTAGCTTTTGCTTTATTTAGATATGGATCAGAGGCTTATATGAACAGAGGGTCAGATTATCCAGAAGGCCCGACAGTAAATGGAGAAGAGTTATTCGTTGACGGGTCTACGAATACTTTTTATACCTCATTTGAGATGGCAGAAGAAGATCTGTTCTCTGGGACTTCTATCAGGTACCATATTAATGGAGGTATGTTGGCAAAAGCTGGCCTTCTTGAGGGCAAGCTTCATGGCCCGTTTGATAGCTGGTACGAGAACGGACAAAAACAAATATCTCTCATTTGGTACAAAGGCGAAAGATTCCGCAGGTTTAAGGCATTCCATTCAAATGGAGATGAGATTGAAGGAGACGCTAATGAAATAGCTGGGAAAATTTTCTCTGGACAAATGGTTTTAGAGTAATTAATTAAGGCTTTGTGGCGGAATTGGTAGACGCTGTGGATTTAAAATCCATTGACCCTAGGTCGTGAGGGTTCGATCCCCTCCAAAGCTACTTTTAAAAATATGGAAGAATCAGACATGTTGGTTATGGACGGGTATGACGATTGTATTATCGGTACGGTTGAGAGATTTGGCCAACCACTCATTTATTGCTATGATAAGGAAAAGGTAATTGATCGCCTTAAATCTGATGGCATGACTAAAGAAGAGGCAGTTGAATTTTTTTATTTTAATCAAATAGGAGCATGGATGGGAGATACAACCCCTTGCTTTTTATCAAAAACTTAAATATAGTTAATATGGGAAAAGAAATATATCACGCTAATCCAGAAAACGATGCGTTCATGCGTGTTGATTTTGATGGGGTACGATACTTTAATGATGTCAATCGTACAATAAAGCACAGGAAAGGGAAACCAGCTGTGATCTTAAACAATGGTTGTGAAGAGTATTGGGATCATGGAAGATTACATAATCTTGAGGGTCCAGCTATCACAACTAAAAATGGGAAACAAGTATATTACTTGGGAGGTAGGAGGTTAAACCACCGACAGTGGCTTGAGGCTAAGAATAAATTTAGCTTGAATCAGGATCTTATTAGTGTAAATAGTACTCATGAAGATAACAGGTAAGCAAACAGTAGAGATTGAGATCTCAGAAGCGCAAAGGCATTTGATTGCTTTGGATTATATTTCAGAGATATTTGAATGGGATACAGATTATTTTATTGAAGATGGCTGGGTTATTAAAAGGGAGATAGCGCACACCTCTCATTCTTTTGAATTAAAGAATAAGGTTAGAGAGGCAACTAAGAAAGACCTATGCCTGTATGACATCTTTAAGACTTTAAGGAAACAGTCTTTTTAATGCAGGGTGCATTTCTTTGGGGTAAACCTTCCCATTTTTTACCTCATAATCTTTGAGATTTGGCTGAAGTGTTTCTTCATGACTCACGGTCACGCATTTTTGCCTCCCTCAACAAGAAGAACAAGATACAGATAAGATTGAAGCTATAGCTAAAATTATAGTTTTTTTTATCATAATTTTTTTTAGTTATCCATCAAATACGCTACCATCTCCAATATAACGTAGTCCCGCATCATACGGAGAAATGTAAAGAGATTCTGGCATGTTCAGGTCTCTTATTTTTTTATTAAATTCTCTTGTGATGTGATCATTAAGTTCTGACTCATTATAAGTATTATAGAAGCCAGTGACTTCAGCCCTATAAGAAACCCAATCTCCCGAAGTTAAACTAAAATCGCAGTGTATCTCTCCTTGTTTTTTTCTTGGCATGGCTTATTTTCCTTTTGCTTTTTCAATCTGATCAGAAGTTGGTGCTCCCTTGTCGCCCTTTTTTCTCATCTTTTCTCCAGAACCTTTCTTGATTCTTTCTTTTTTCTTCCTGATGTTCTCCCAGAGACTACTATCAGACTTTTCTTTTTCTTTTAAGACTTCGTTATGACGTTTCATGAATGTTTCATGATCAGGTCCAGCCATATACAAAGTCTTACCGTCTTTTGTTTTATGAGGGTGGATGCCTTTGAGTCCCATTTTTTTAGCATCTTCTAGAGCCTCCTCTTTTGTTTTAAAGTAATGTTTGCCAACATCAGGAGAAGCTTCAGAAAAGAATAGGGTACAATCGTCTTCATTGTTGAGGACTACAGAAGCTTTACTTTCAGCTTCCTCAAATTGAGAATAGCAAACAGCAGCTCTTTGCTTGTTGTCTTTAAACTCTTCCTTATCTGAAAGATTCACCATGCAACGGCTAATAAAATCAGACTTCTTTTCTCCGCTTTTGGGTTGGGGTAAAGGCATAATGTATATTACACGAAAAGTCGCAAGTTTAAACAGGATTTGGCCAAATAAGGGGCTAGCTAACTGATCGAGTTAAAGAATTATTTGTGAGCGCAAAACTATAATTAAAATCAATTGAACTATTTCCATCTAAGTCAGTCGATTCTGCTGCAGAAATTAAAGAACAGTCATCTACGCTAAAAAGTATAGTATTGCCAGAACTTTTGTCTAAAGTGAGGTTGATTTTATCTTTGCTTAAAATTAAAGAAGACATATCTAATCCAGTTACTTGGTTCTTTATTACAGAAAAAGATATTTCTCCATTGATTGGGAAGGTTGGGTATCTTCTTTCGGGTACTCTTTTGCCTATTCTCGTTGTAGTTGTTCTTGGTATACTGAAGCTTAAAGAGGCATTTTGTATTGCAAAGTTTTCAGCTTTAAGTTCTGGAGTATAAGGTGGATCTGCTTTTGTGGTGGATACGGAAATCTCTGAAGGTTTGTAAACATTATAAGAATCACTAAGGCTGCTTGTGATGGCATTATCAGGATCATATGAGATGCTATCAGCTTCATAAGATATTGAGACGCTTGGTATTTCTCCTACAGATAAATTTAAAGAATAGCTGGATAGGTATGCGCCTTCTATTTCGTTTTCTCCTGCATTATCTTTTATTTTTATATTGTATTTGTCTACAGAAATCAAATCGTTGAATCCTGCAGTACCAGTAAAAGAAAAGAATGGATCGAAAGCGTTTTCTCCTTCAACCACATGGTAATCCATAGAGAAATTTGTTGTTTGATTCGCTGTTAAGATTCTATCTGTAACTTCTTGATGTCCCAAATTCCTAATCTCATTTATCTGTTTTGAAGTGTCAAATGAAACGGATTGAACTCCAGATATTCGGATGTCTTCAATGAAGACTTGAGTATCACTTGAATGGACGCGAGTAACAGGCATTTGTACTTATTATATACACAATAAAGAAAAAAACCCACTCCCAGAGGAAGCAGGTTTTTGTAATGAATGAATTTTTAATCGTTTTTACTCAACTTTTGAAGCCCTTTTTTCTTTCAACATTGCCTTTGCGAGGATGGCGTAATTAACAATATCGTCACAAGCATCTTCAACAGATTCATTAGCGACCTTTAGTTCCTTATCGTTTGTAAAAGACCTAATTCTTTGGATCTTGTCGATGACTCTAAGCAGTAAGCCTTGCACTGGATCAATGCCAAGGACAGACGCGGCATTAAAATTAGCGAAAGGATCTTTGGAAGTTTTACCTCCAGTGTAATCATTATTTTTTTGTTTCATAATGTCCCGACAGGTATCGCAGGTACTTTTATGTAGTTCCAATAGTTCTTCAGTTGTCATAATTATTTTTTTTTGCTTCCATTCTTTCGATATGCCTTTCCCAAATGTCTTGAGATTTTGATTCTTGGCCGTGTCGCTCTAAAAAGTCTTCTGCTTCTCTAATCCTTTTCATCGCTAGCTTAGCTCTAGCATCATAATAAACCGCGAATGGAAATTTTATCCAACATACGATCCCCGCTAATAATCCCAAGGGCAAGCCTATGAGAATAGACCCTAGGATGATAAAAGATTCTTCTAAAATATTTTTTATTTTATTTTGTACCATTCTGGAGCTTGTCTCTTTGTCCACTTAGCGAAGCGGGATTTGTCATAATTATAATATTCTCTGTACTTTTCCACAATAGAAAGATTTTCGAATTGTGGGTGAGTCCGACATCTTTGGTCTTGACTAATCGCTACAGCAAACTCTGTGAGGGGTCCAGCAGGGACATTTGATCTATGCATATTCAGCATACACCACAGGATAAATTGTTCTGAGAAGTGGTCTTTGTCTGTCCTAAATTTCTTTTCTCTTGCCATTGCTATGCCGTGACGAATTAGCCACATCATATTAGATTTTGTTTTCATGGACCAGATTGTGCAAGGATGTTTGGAATAAGAATGTTTTCTAGCATTACCTTTTTGGCTTCTTGGGCAGTCAGGTTCAGCTAAAGTCTCGACAGTAAAACAATTAGCGAGCATTTGAGCAGTCTCGACGATCATCTTGGATACGTGTTTGTCGCAAAGGTTTTGCGCCGCTTTGTAAGGGTCTTTGTCTGTAACGAATATGTTCATTGCCCAGTTAGGATAATAGTCTATTCTTCTGAGTCAAGTGATTTTTTTCTATTTTTAAGTAGATCTTCAATATCGTAGATGTAGCATTGGACTCCATTGAAAATGAAGTCCCACATCGCACTCTCTAATCTAGGCTCAGGCTGGATCTTTTCAAGCATCTCATCGTAGATTTTTCTCTTCTCCAAATCTAAGCCAGCTAAGGTTTGTTGGGCTTTCTTGATTAAATTCAACTCTTCTTTAGTGTCCATTTGTATATTTTAGATTTTGCCTAGGGGTTTGTCAATTACAAGTGTAATTAATATAGATGAGAAAAGTGTCTTCTGTGAACGTTTTAAATCACAAAATTAAAATAGTTTACGAGGAAATGGAGGATTGGGGTGAATGTTTCATGGATGACAAGTTAATTAAATTGAATAAAAAATGCCTCAAAGATCCAGAACAGCACTGGTGGACGCTGGTTCACGAGGTTACCCATATGATATTCGAAATGACAGGGTTGGCATTTATGGAATGTAATGATGAGGAGGCTTATGTCAGATGTGTGGAAAATTTAGTTATTCCTTGGGTACTGGATAACAGTAACTTACGAGGAAAGTGATTTTTTATTCAAAAAAACTATTGACCTCAACTGCATTCTATATATTATGTGGGCATGCAGATCAACAAAGCATTCCAAGACGCCATAGGGCAAGAGTCGGTTAAGCGCACACTCAGTGTGTTTATTGATTCTTACAAGAAGACTGATCGTCTCCCCTTTCTTAACCTTACTACTCAGAAGGGTGGAGGTAAGACGTTCTTCGCTCGTAAGTTTCGTGAAGCTCTTCGGCGTTCTGATGGATCGAAGCCACCGATGCTTGAGATCAATGGTAAGACTATTCGCAATGCTCGTTCTTTTTTTGAGCAGGTCTACCCGATTTGGGTTGAGCATAAAGCTTTTTTGTTTATCGATGAGGGCCACAACCTTCCAAAAGATTTGCAGGAGATTTTCTTGACCGCTTTAAATATCGACAAGAATCCAGTTCGTACTGTTACTACAGACGAGGGTACTTTCCAATTTGATTTCACTAAACTTTCTCTCTGCATGGCTACCACCAACCAAGAAAAATTATGTGAGCCTTTGCGTGATAGGCTTAGAGATGTTTCTTTCGAGGAGTACAAGGAGAGTGAGCTTTACAAGATTTTCAAAAGTAATCTTGAGTCCAAGGTGAATATCGATGTTTCTGCTGAGAAAGATATCATTTCGGTTTTTCGAGGTAACCCAAGAGACGCTGTAGTTAAGGCAGAAGACGCAAAGACTTTTGCGGCTGCGACTAATGTCAAGAAGATTACTAAGAAAGTTTGGTCTGATATGTGTCTAGCTATGGGGATCAATCCGAAGGGGTTGTCAAACTCTGAGATGCAGATTATAAGGATTCTGCGAGATCGAGGGGCCATGACCCTAAATGGGTTGTCATCAGTCACGGGCTATCAGAAGCAAGCCATCCAGAGGGACTATGAGCAGATCCTACTCAGGAAGGATCTCATGGAGATAGATGTCAAGCGCAAACTGACTAGGGAAGGTCAGAAATTTGCGAAAACAATTTAATTCAAGAAAAGTGAATTTATTGAGTAAAAAGTGCTTGACCCAACAATTTTATTATATAGAATACACCCATGTCCAAACAAGATAATTCAAAACCCAAAGTGGTTGTCACTGTCAATGGCAAAACTCTTGACTCAGACACCCCGTGGAATCTCATCTATAGCTTAGAGGAGGCTTTGAAGGAAGCGTCTTTTATAAAGCAGGGCTCTTGTATCGAGATCTTGAGTGAAGAGGCTAGGGCAGTCGTATCTAAATGCGGGTACTAATTTCAACCAACAAAAAAACTAACTAACTAATACAATGGCAAAACGTGGAAGACCCAAAGGTGGCACATCATTCGTGAACATCAATCTAGAGCAGCTTAACGATCTCTTTGGTCGTAGGCAATCAATACCTGTATCTAGAGTCTGGCTAGAGAAGCTAGACATTACAGTTGAAGAAGCTCAGACAGCAGTGATCAAAAGTGATTCTGCCGCGACAGAGAGTTCCGATAAGATCGAGATCAACCTTACAGCCTAATGTCTGAAGTCAAGAAGTACGATGTCTACAATCGCAAGGGCGACTGGATGGGAGGATATTCAATTGATCTTGAGAAGATTAACCCTTCAATCTGTTGTTTCGAGATGGCTAGACAAAATGCGGCTCAATGCAATGGAAAAGTAATCGCCATCTCTGAAGATGGATCAGAAAAAACAGTATACCCAGAAAAATAATACAATGAGATTAACATACGAACCAACGACAGATAACTGGTCTTCGAAGAAAGACCCGAAGTTTATGCAAAGCACTTTGAGTCTTGAGCACCCAATGGATGACATGACCCTTACAGACTTTATGGATACTATGGTTGTCCCTATGCTTCTGTCTATGGGCTACTCCCAAGTCAGTATTAACTCAGTCATTGATACAGATGAAGATGCTTAAGCGCATATTTAACTTCAAGATGTTCCATCCTGCTGAATGGTTTGTCGAGCGTGAGTCTAAGATCGATCCTCAAGTCCTTAACCCTCCATCATGGAGGGAGAGGAAGGTTCAGAATGAAATGATCGATAGACAGTATGAGGAGACAGTAAGGGCTAAACCAGATGATCAAGATCCCTCTTGGGCAGATAAGTACGATCAAGACTTCAAAAACATGAAACAAGAGGTTGTTCGTGTAATAGAAGTTGATGAATGAACTAGAGCGTCATCCGTATTTTTACGAAACTTTAGAGTACTTTTTATACTTTTATGAACAAAATGGTTAAGAAAATTTTTTATATTATATCAGCGGCTTTGCTTTTAGCTTTGATTAAGGCTTCTGGTATAATTGATTTTCTTTTTCCAGAGATGTTCTAAATGCGCTTGTAGCTCAGTTGGTTAGAGCAGGGGTCTCATAAACCCTTTGTCACTGGTTCAAGTCCAGTCGGGCGCACCAATAAATTAACTTGATAATTAAACAAATTTTTGTTAGAATGTATTAGCATGAAACCGTCAGACCAAATCTCCTCAGTAATTAACTCATTAGAGACTTCTGTGAGTCAATTAAAACAATTAAAAAATCACTTATCAAGTTCAGAAATTATTTCTAGCGCTGAGTTGGAGGTTTCTAGTGCTGAATATAAAAGTTCACGCGAACTTGCCTCCGAGCTTGAGGCTCGTGAGATTGAGCTAATGAGTCCTTCGCAAAGAGTTCAACGTGCGACTTCGGGGACGAGCGCGGAGACCTCCGCTGAATACACCAGCGCGGAGACCAGCGCAGAATACACCAGCGCAGAGACGAGCGCAGAGACGAGCGGTGGTTTTTTTTTGGATGGCTCGCCTCCATCTTGGCCAAGCTTCAAGTATCTAAAAGGGGAGATTAGGGGTAATCTGACGAAGACCCGCACAATGGCTATGGATGAAAAAGGGTTCATCCACTCTCTAGGTTATAAGTCTGATATGCATATTCAGACAGACACTCTTGAGGATACTATAGAGAGGAAAGATCAGGGGTACAAAGGATTTATTGGTAATGTAGAAGCTTCTGATGGTTATACTTATTTTTTGCCAGCATATTCTAGTTCTATAGGGAGGTTAAAAAGATCAACGGGAGAGATTACTTTAGAAAAGAAATTTAGCTCTTGTCCTCAAGTTAGATCTGGAGCAGAGGGAGCAAATGGTATTATTTATATGCCATCTTATACTAAAACCTTAAAGATTTATACTTTAAACACTAAAACAGGCCAGATTGGATCGTTTACCCCTCCACAGCCAGGATTTTTTGGCCATGTATGGGGAGCAGCAGCAGATCCAAACGGTAATGTTTATATGCCACCAGCTTTGGGAAATAAAATTCTTAAGGTAGATAAGAATGGCACAACTTTCTTGCTGGAAGGCAAGCCCGTTACTTCTGGAGTTTCTGGATTCAGTGTTAAGTATGTCGGAGCCACATATGTCAATAGTGTAAACAAAGTCTTTTGCTTACCAAGGACAGGTAAAAAGATTTTAATTATTAATTGTGCTGATGATAGCTATGAAGAGATTGATTTGCCAGAAGGATACTTAAAGGTAGCTAATAAAAATAAAAATTTCCACGGTTACCTCGCCCCTGATGGCTGGCTTTACAGCGCGTTCTGGGGAGATACTAAATGTTTTAGAGTTAACCCTCTGACTCAAGAGATCCAATGGAAGGATTATGAGTATGAGTTTATGGATGGTTGGCCAACAGCAAAAGAGGGTTCTGGCATTATGAGCCTTGGGACTGGCTACTCTACTTGCGCTACAGTGAAAGGCAAAGATGTTTTTCTTGGGCTTGCAGGAACCTCTAGAGCTATCAAGCTTGAATTTTAAAAAATGAAAGGGTATAAGCAGGTTCACCTGATTGTAAAAGATAGGGGGTTTGTATATGAGCAAGTTCAAAACACGCCAGAATTCCACAATGAAGAAGCTGCACTGGTATACTGGCAGAATAATAGAATAACAATACAAGATTTAAATTTTTATAATGATCCTATTGTGATTATTAGGAGAGAAGTAAACAATGTGACAGTAAAGAGCTTATGACGAAGAAAGAAAACGAAGAGATTGTATCAATCAAAAAAGATATTAGTGATCTTAATGATACGATCCAGATTAGGACCAGAGGATTAAAGACGATTGCCGTATTCTTCGGTACATTGTTTGTTCTGGACGCAGCAATGCTAATTTATAGCATTTTAACTAAGTAAATCCATAATTGCAGCTTGACTTCATGTCGAAACTGTGGAGAATATGGTGCAGGACGATGGGCGAGCGAGTGTCAGACAACCCTAGGGAAGCTGACCTCGCCGCTCTAATCCGAACTTTCTGGTGGTTTGTGCATATCACAACATGTGGTTTTATTATTGCAAATACTATCAGGCATTGGTAATTAAATTGAAACTATGAAAAAAATATTATTATTCGCGTCTGTTTGTTTGCCTCTATGGGGTGTAGCTGCTTGGCATGGTTATAAAGAACCAAAAGTACAAGTGAAAGAGACTGTCAAGGTTGTTCCTCCAGATAAGGTGAATGCTCATGTATTTCTAACTAAATGGCAGCTTACTAAAATGCTCAAAACATTTGAAGAAGATGCTCATCCTGCTGACACTTTAAAATTTAAAACAGTAGTGAAGAGTGATGGTCAAGGTTGGAGAATCTCTTCGACTCATTTGGCGAGAGGAGCTGAACCATATCCAATCCCAGAGGGCAAGTACTTTGTTATTGATTCTTCTTATGTGGATCACTCAGGAGACTTTAAGTCTTGTGTTGAATATGCTGAGAGCTACAAGAGCTTTCACGATTATATTGTAATTAGTGCAGAATGAGTTTTAGATACGACAGCAGGGTCATCGGACCTAACGGATATAAAGAATTAATGGTTGTTATTTTGAATAAAGAGGATAACCCTATTGATTCTTGTTGTTATAAGATAGATTCTCCACAAGTTCATGATTTAATGTGTGCTAGGAAAGGAGCGCATGATTTCGGAATTAAAGGTTGGACTTTAGATCCAGCAGACCAATACCAAGGTTACGCAGAAAAAAAATGAAAATAACAATCGCAGGATATGGTTTTGTAGGGCGAGGATATGAGCAGTTGCTTTCATCTAATCGGCAAAACTACAGTTTAGCAATAAGCGACCCAGCTTTACAAGAATATAGTAAAGGCATCTCACGAGATACAGACGCAGTTGTCATTTGTGTGGCTACTCCCCAACAAGAAGATGGTGCTTGTTATATGGGGAATGTTTTTAGTGTTATTGAGGAAAGTCCGAAAGACGTTCCCATTTTAATTAAAAGTACAATATGTTTAGAAGGTTGGAGGGAGTTGAAGAATAAATTCCCAAATTCTAATATCAGTTTCAGTCCAGAGTTCTTGAGACAAGAGTCTTGGTCTGAGGATATTTCAAATATGGAGTCTATACTGATCGGAGGAGATGATTTCAAATTTTGGTCTAATGTTTTTAATAATTTAAAATGCGTAGAGTCAGAGGCGGAAGCTTTAATCATTACTAAATATGCAAAAAATAATTTTTTAGCCCTAAAGGTTTCTTTTTTTAACCAGTTGTACGATCTTTGTCAAAAACTTGGGGTGAACTACGACGAGGTTAGAGAACATACTACTGCAGATCATAGAATAGGGGATAGTCATTCTTTTATCACTGAAGAGAGAGGATTTGGAGGTCATTGTTTCCCAAAAGATAGTGCTGCACTAGTAAAGACTTCTGAGAAATATGGTAGTTTTTTATCTATAATGGATTGTGCTAGAGCTTATAATCAGAGTATAAGGAAGAGGAAATGAAGAATGTTTTTAAAATATTAGCCCGAAAAGAGAGTGTTAAAACAGATAATTTAACGAAATTACTTTCTCCTTTGGGTGAAGTTGAGGTAATATTGGATGTGGAGGGAGATGTAGAGGGTCATACAGGTATGACTGGCAAGTGGAGGAATAGTACTACAGCATGGGATATTCTTTTTAAGGATCTTAAAGAAGAATATACTTGGATAATAGAGGACGATGTGGCATTTAACAAAGAAACGATAGAGTCTGTTTTTAATAAATTTAAATTCAAAGAGATCGATCTGATTTCTAATTGGGTTTCTCATCGTGAAACCTGTGTCTGTTGGTGTTGGTGGCCTTTGACCAAAGAATTCACAGACATAAGGGCTTCTCAAAGTTGGAAATCGTTAAATTGTTTTTGCAGAGTCTCTCCTAATCTTATCAAGAAAACGAAATCATTCATTAAAAAACATAAAAAAGGGTTGTTTCATGAGATAGTTCTACCGACTTTAGCTGAAACTAGGGAAGATTTTAGAGCAGAAGGGTTTTATAATTGTTTTAATACAAGGTATTTTAATTGGAGTCAATCTAAGGTTCCACTAGATAATATAAAAGATGGTAGGGTCTATCATCCAGTTAAATCAGACGATAAACATAAAGAAATTTGTAGAATAAAATGAGTAATTTAGGAGGTTGGGCAATTTGTCAAGGGGTATTCTCTTGGATTAGGAGTAATCTACCAGAAGGTTCTACGATATTAGAATTTGGTAGTGGTAGGGGTACTATAGAGTTAACAAAGTATTACAATGTTTATTCTGTAGAGCAGGATTCTCAGTGGTTGGGCTTAGCGGAGAAGGCAGAATACATACATGCTCCAATCAAAGATGGGTGGTACGATGCAGATATTTTATTTAAAAACCTACCAGAAGAGTATGATTTAATTCTAGTAGATGGGCCGAAAGGTTCTGGGAATAGAAGGGGCTTAGCTAAACATTGGGATAAGTTAAATACAGATGTGCCTATTATAATGGATGATACAAATAGAGCTAAGGAGTTTTCATTTGCTCTAGAGGCATCTAAGGCTATAAATAAAAATATAGAATTCCTAACTGGAGTGGGGAAAAGTTTCGCAATAATAAAATAATAAAACAATGCACGGAGATTTTATAAATACAGAGAGTTGGAAGAGAGGAATGGATAAGGAAGATGAATTATCTAAATTATTAACGGAGAATGGCTATGAGCATGAGAAAGCTACAGAAGATGAGAATAAAAAGCAGCATATAGACTTTCATATTAAGAAGTTTGGGAGATGTGATGTGAAGTCAATGAAGGTGTTTCATCGAGATGAGCCTATTCAAGATAAGTATATTTGCATAGAGTTCCAAACTAATGAAGGCAGGTTGGGTTGGGTAGATTCTGAAACAACAGATTGTTTTGCTTTTGAATCTAAAGATCATTACTCTGTGGTTAAAAGATCAGAGCTTTGTGCTCTTGCTCGCGAGCTTTGCAACATACCCACAAACGATAAAGGCTATGTGATCCAATCTAGGAAAAGAAAGGAACCTTATGTTCTTTATAATAGGGGATCTTCGGGAAATAAAGATATCATTGGATACATTAAAGCTGAAGACATGGAGCATTTGATTATAGAAAAAGTGAGTAAGTCAAAAGTGAAGGGTTTTGACACATCATGGATGATTTAAATACAGGAGCTTTCCTTCCGTACCCTGTCTCCACCCTATCTCCCCGCATAATACCGAACGACCTTACCTCGTTCAAGTCTAAAGGTATGAGTGAGATAGAGAGAGTAACCCAACAGAAGCTGATAGAGCTAAAGCAAGAGTATGATAGGGTAGTAGAAGAGTTTAATTGGAATAAGATAGTATATGAATCAGAATTTAATTTCGAGCCAATAATAGGAGAGATGTACTACTTATATGAGATTCGGGGTAAGAATACACTCTCTATGATTAAACCAGAAGAATGGGGTCAAAAACATTTAGGTTCATTTAGATTGTCTGTTGACAAGATTTGGGTAAAGATTTAGAATAATAGATATGGGAGCGAAAAAGAGTGATCAATTCAAACCGAAGCTAATCCCCGAAGATATAGGAGATTTTATCGATTATAACCCAGAGACAGGAGTTTTAACCAATAAAGTTGATAGAGGGCAAAGGATAAAAAAAGATCAAGTCACGGGTTGCAAAGGGAAGTTCTACACACATATCATTTTCAGATGGCTAAATTATCCTGCTCACAGAGTATGTTACTTTCTTCACACTGGGGTGGACCCAAAAGAAATGTATGTTGACCATATAGATGGAGATGGTCACAATAATAAATTTTCAAACCTTAGATTGGTTACCAAGAAAGAAAATTCACGGAATAGTAAGCGACCAAGCAATAATAGCTCTGGTGTTACTGGGGTTACTTGGCACAAATTAAAGTCAAAATGGCAAGCTCAAGTGTGTGATAATTACAAAATCAAACACCTCGGTACTTTTGATAATTTTGAAGAAGCTGTAGCGGTTCGTATAGCAGCAGAGCATAGATTCTACGGTAAACATAGGAATGATCACAATGATAAATGCAAACTTACCCCAGAGATGTTAGAATGGGGCAAAGAGTATTTAGAGGATAAAATAGAGAGATTTAACTGGGATGCATGAAGATATAATAAATTCTTTAGAACATAGGACTCTGATTTGGAATGGCTATGAGAACAAAAATTACATTGTGAATACAAATGGTCAGGTGTATAGCTTGAAAAATAAAATATATTTAAAGGCTAATAACTTCAAAAATTGTTCGCAGCTAGTTCGTTTGTACGTAAATTCAAGTAAAGAGTCCCTCGTCATTCACAAAGTCTTGAGTGAAACATTCCCTGACTTGATGAGTCACACACCTTTGTCTAGGTTTATTAAATCAGGTCGCCAACTGACTGAAAAAGCGAAGGAAGGTGTTAATCTAAACATTTCTGTGGATCATATAGATAGAAATCCTCATAATAATAAAATAAGCAATTTAAGGTTCTCTACGAAAGTAGAACAGAATTTAAACTCTGGGCCAAATAAAAATAGTACTTGTATATACAAGGGTGTTTCGAAGAAAGTACAGAGGAGGGAAGATCATGTTGGGATAGTTGTATTATGCTCCTTTGCTAAAAGAAAGATACCTCTAGTCGGAGGCTCAGGTAAAGTCACAAAATACCATAGAGTATATTCTGAAGACGAATCTCATCAAATACAAAGAGAGTTTGCTTTTTTATATGATGAAACATTAAAGTCAGGTATTAGAGATCACTTCTCTGATCACCTCGTTTTGGCAGATGAAATCATCAATGAGACTGCTTATCTAAACTCCAACCACCACAACCTTAGCATATCTGATACCTATAATTTACAATAAATTATCAATATTAAATATTCTTATTTATTACTGAATTTTAATTCCTTTTTATACAATACTCCTTGATATAATATATAGAGTAGTACATAGTAGAAACATAATAAGAAAACAAGATAGAATAAGGGATTCATTAGATGCTTGTAGATATAAGAATGGATAATAGGATAGTGGCTGTTGCTCTAAATAATAAATAATGGTAAGCTTAGTGTATTTTGCCCCGAAATAGCTAATAAAAACAAACAAAAGCAACCCAAATAACCCCTGAGTCAACAAAATTTTATAAAATAAGCCCAGCTTATAATATTTTTTTATAATTAGTAACATCTAGCCCTAGCCAGACACAAACAGCAGCCCTATTTTTCTAAAAAAAACCAAATAAAGCGCCCTTTTAGCCTATTATAACAAATAAAACAAAATAAAAGCTAGCTTTGGCCCGTTTTTATTATGCCAAACAAATAAGCGCAAACCCCCCACTTTTCCCAGAACTTACAAATAAACATATAGTACTAATACAATGCAACAAGATGACAATAAAAATAAATTCGATGTAAACCTTGATCCTGAACAAACAGAGAGGTTAAGAGAAATATTTGGATTTAATAATAAGCAGCCCTTTGGAGACTTCATGGTTGATAGCTCAAAGAAAGGAAAATTCTACGATAAAATAAAGAAGGAGCAAGCTAAAAAAAATAAAAACAAATAAGCCCCAAGGTTGTAGGATATTCTTGCAAATAATAAAGTGCAAGTTTGCCAGATATTTTCGCAAATAATAAGGTGGCTCAAAATGCCCACTTTTTTATAGAATTGCAAATAAACATATAGCACCAAAACAAATAAAAAGCCCCCGAAGGGGCTTGCTGATATTAATTAATCTTTGTGAATGGTCCAGCCAGCCTCACCGCGAGAGTGGTAGAACTCGGCATCGACCTCGTTGCACCACCTGCGTTTCCGAAGCTTCGACTCCCGCCAGTGCGGACCCATCGCATCTTCCCAAGCGTCGTCAGGCGAAAGCCCGAACCCCAGATTTAGGGTTCCCCCATAGGGACAGGCATGAGATAGGCATTGAACAACATAGTATCTAGTAGAGGTAGTATCAGACATCAACAGAACTATAACAAATAATATATTATAGTCAAGGACTTTTTAATCAGCAGCAAATAAAAATAAACACAAATAAGCAAATGCCCGTTTTCTAGCATATAGACAAATAAACGTTATTATATTCTTGACAGTATAACTAACTGATTATCAGAGACTTACATTAAGTAAAAATCGTTGTAACTCACTGATTAGTAAGGAGTTAGAGCGCCCCGCCCGCCCCCGCCCTGTAACTCGCTGATAGACAACGAGTTACGGGGGTTTTTTTATTTAGCTTTTTTTATAGTTGGGGTGCCAAGTTGGGAATTCTACTTTTGGGGCCAATTCTGTATAACCTAACTCTGTGAAATGTTCATGCAGCTCGTAAGCTCCATGCAAGCATATTTCAAAAAAAACTTGTTTCTTTTCGTCAGAGTACT